TTCAAGATTCAATAATCATCCACCAGAAACAAATGATTGAAAAATACATTGTTGTTACTGGTGTACAGTCACAGAAAGAAGAAGATTTGGAAAGCATGTATAACTTGAAGAAGCAAGTAGAGATAGATGAATCAAATAAGAAATTTGATGATGAATTAGTGCGTAAAAAACGATGGAGAAAAAGAACATTTGTTGTATCTGCAATTGCAATTATTGAAGGTGCTATAATTTACATAATAATAAACATGTGAAAATTGGGAAGATTGGGAAGATTGGGAAGATTGGTTAGTTCAATCCCATCAATTGCTCATTCTCACCTATCAATTCAAAATCATAAAAGAAGGATTCAATTCCTTCCAGTGAAACGATATAGATTACAGTTCCTTTTCTGATGATATAGCCAGTTACAAAGCGTAACCGACTGTCAACATCACTGCGACAATAGACAATGTCACCAATGCGATATCGTACTTTGAAATTTAAATCTATCATAGTATCTGTCCTTCATGTATTCTGAAATTCTGAACACTGAAACCATCTTTTCCGCGCTTAGTTACTATGGCAAATCCATGATTGTATTTTGCAAATGGAGCATACTCTGGATTCAATTCACTTAAGCATCCTACACTCCAGCAAGTAGTCAGTTTTCCATTGATATCTTTTTCTGTATGTTCAGATGTCTGGTGTGAATGTCCACAGATTGCAGACGATTTCGCTCTTAAGTACAATCCCCTTGCAACATTGACTGGTGAGAATGTAGACTTACCAAATTCATGACCATGAACAACAGCAAGTGAATTGATTCTTGCTAATTGCTTACCATGAATTACATCAATTCCAAATTTATCAAAGCCTAATAAGTTTGATAGTTCAAAGTCTTCAATTCCATCCAGTGCACTTGCATTTTTGCGTATGTATCTTTCATATCTTTCTTCATGATTACCCATCTTCGCATAAATTCTTGCTTTTGGAAACTTGAATCTAAGGAAAGAAAAGAATTGCTTTGTCAACTGAAGTTCTGATTTGAATGACCTTCTGCTTTTTTCTTTTTCAAAGCTACTGATTTCATAGCAATCTATATAATCACCACCAAGAAGTACAGTATCACATCCATTCTTTACTCCATGATTGATTGCCAAATGAAGTGCATCATTATCATGATATGGGATGTGCACATCAAACAACATTAATACTTTCTTTCCTTCAATCTCTACTATGCTTTTTTCTTTTGTATCTGATTGTGGTAAATGATGTGCAACTGGAATTGATTCATCAAACTTTTTAGCTTTCTTTTTGGAAGTAACATATCGATGATACTTGGATTTGATATTACCAATAGTAGTTCCATACTTTGTTGCCATTCGAATATTAAATTCAAATAATTTCTCTCCTTCTTTCAAGGTTTCTATTTTGAAAATCTCTTCCCATTTCGCATTGTGTTGTGGCATGATTTACAATTTTAGATTATAAAAAAAGGAGATGTATTCTCCTTACAAATTTGCATACTCTTTTTTCGCATCAAAGCATGGACAAGCCTTTGCGACATTTGGAAAATCTCTATGACCTTGAATTATTGCATCTGGAAACATAGATTTCAGTGATTTCAATCTGGTGTACAATTGCTTTTTTTGTGCATCAGTTCTGTTGTCAACTGGCTTTCCATACTTATCTACTCCACCTATATAACAAACATTGATGATTGAATGATTCATTCCTTTTACACCATTAGATGGTTGAGCAATTGTCAGCAATTGTGTTTCTTTTCCATCTGCTTCAATCATGTAATGATATCCTACTTGCTTCCAGCCTAATTTCTCTTTCCAATATTTCTTGATTGATTCAATCTTTGCGTCTTGTCCAGTAGCTGTGCAATGAACTGCAATGTGTGTGATGTTTCTCATTCTGCTTCAATTTGGAACTGTCCTTTTTCGTCAAATGTTTTTAACCTTTTTAGAATCCACTTTGGAAGTAAGTCTGGTTTGATTGCACCAATGTTTTCAATAATTGAAATTGCTTCACGAACTAACAATGCAGCATAACATAATTCTTCTACCCAGATAAAGATTGATTTTGTCAATTCATTCTGGCTGAAATTTGTAAGATTATGAACCACCACCAAGAAGAATGCATACAGCACACTTTTTATTACAAGTCCACCGAACTTTGAACTGCTTATTATACCATATTTAAAAGCCTTCCAGATACCTAAAACTGTATCAATCACTATCAGTATAACCAAGTACACCAAGAAAGACCAATCATCAAAAATATAGGTATTAAAAAGAGAAGCAATAGAAGACCATGCAACAGCTATTAATACTGGTGCTTTCATCTTAACTATTTCCACATAAGGAAAAAATATTTCCAAAGAATCATCTCTCATTTGGCTTTTGTTTTTTCAGTTGTGCAATGTGTGTTTTCAACTTTTGCTCTACTGATTTCCGTAGTGCTTTTCCCCTTGTCTTTTTAGCATCCATACCATCTACGATTACATGAACTTGAATATCCACTTCTTGATGATGGTGTATTGCCAGTGCTAAACACCATCTTACTTCTTGAATAAACATTTTTCACTGGTGGTGTATCTGGAAAAGTGTTGCTTGTGTATTCTGGAAATAGACTTGCATTGTGGCAAAGATAATCCACCAACTTTTTTGAATAGTGAAATGCCTTTCCTCTTGAATCATCAATCAATCTATCAAGTTCACTTTGTGTAATGACTTCTGAATCTTCGCTGGTATGCTTAACCAGTGAACCATTATCTTGTCTGTAATATAATGATGGCAATAATTCTACCATCACAAACCACACTAACGCTTTGCGTATGTAATCATTTCGCAAGGTTAAATAAACACCAGTGATTGAAGCATCAGCACTATCATCTTTAATCTTGTTCCACAAATCTGTTCCAAGATATTGTTCAATATGCAAATCTTGTGCAACATAAATTGCTTGATAAATTCTATTAGCATCTACTGCTCCATTTACGTTTGTGTATTTTTTAACGTAGTTTTCATCTACTATGCAAATCTCTGGCATGTGTTTAATATTTTAATGAACCTCTGCTTGGTGTATTTATTGGTCTAATTGATTCCTTTCCTTTTGGAACTAAGAAATCAAGTCCACTATCTTTTACTCTTTCATCATTCTTCAATCCATTGTTTGGAAGAAACTTTCCATTCTTTCTTTTTCTAAAGTAGATTCTTCTAAGCCATGAATGATGGCAGAAACATCCACCTTTCCATGTAAAAATATCATAGCTTTGTTGTCCTTCTGGAGCAAAAGTTCCATTCACTCCTTTTGCACTCATGATTGAAATATCTTCAAATCTATATACAACTCCAGTTATTGATTTTGCTACTTCATTGACGCAAAACTTTCTTGAATTTTCACTTATGTTTTCAGAATACTTATATCGCAATTTGTATAATCCACTATCTCTTTCACTTGGTTCATTTGGCTTTGCATAAGCCATATTCACATTCTTAATTGCAAGTTGATAATCACTTTCATCATTAACACTACCAGCAACTTCTTCACTTAATAATTCCCATTCTTCTTCATCTACCACTTCACCAACACCATCAAGAAAAGTCATCCATTCTTCTTCTGCTTCTTTTGTAAATTCTGGTATTTCATCAGCAGATAATTTTACTTGACAACATCCACTACTTTTTTTTTTACTCTCCAGATGAGAAGACAACTTCTGTACAGCTATTGCTCCACCACCAGCAAAGAATGCTTTTGCAACTTCTTCTGGCAACTGCAAGAATTGTATCAAGAAAATAGTTGCTTGTTCTTCTGTCAAGATTCCTTCTTTTACCTTTGCAATAATATCAATTGCAGAAGAAATTTGTGCACCATTGTAACTTACATCAGCAGCAGTTGCATCTGATGTTGTAGATACTGGTGCAGTAGTAGTAACATCTGTTGACATTTCATCACCATTATTCAATATGAATACAGAAGAAGACACTCCGCACATTTGCAATATCTCTTCTGCTGCTGATGTAATTAATTGTTGTGATGGATTAATTACTTGTTCATTGAATATTTTAAGTGCAGTTTCCATTTCATCTTTGTTACTGCCTAATCCACCACCTTCACGAATACCAAATAATAATGGTGATGTAACTCTATGAGACATCATGATTTGTCTGGTACAAGTTTCTTCATATAACTGATAAACTTTATCATTATCATTTGTAGGAAATGGAATAAATTCTGCTGACCTATCTCTATTTTCATTGAATGTCACAATGAACTTACCAGCATTTGATGCACCAGAAATATTCTTTTCTATTTCTCTTTTCTGTGCATCCATTTCTTCTACTGTTTCTGGAATACCATTGTTGAGATTTACAACAAATGATGGAAACAATCCATTCTGGATATTGTTAACGTGAAAAACAGACAACTGTCTGCTCATTTCAATGTAGTTCAAAGATGAAATGTAGTCTGGCTTTCCATAATATGATGCACTGGTAGAATTCTTGAATGAATACAGTGCTTGTCTTGACATGCCTTCTTGTTTTTTTCCATTAAACAATGGAATAAACTTTGGAACATTTCTTTTCTTTCTGATATTTTTCCAATCCTTGCTGAACCAAATACCATTGACTTCACCAGTTTCCTTATTCACACCTATTCTACAACATTCAAATGGCAAATGCTCAATTGAATGTGGTTCACCTTTCATGTCAAATATTACTTCCCAATAAAAGCCACCATGCAATTCTAAATCATTTGCTGTATTGCTATTTGCATCTACAATTCCAAGTGATAATAGTAATGATGCAGCACCAACATCCTTTGATGTGATTGTCTTTCCAGCAATCATCTGTGATATTGAGCGAACTAAACTACCATGCACTGGTGACTGCTCTGATAATTCAATGCAGTATTCAGCAAACATGTTTTTATCACCATAGTCAATCCATCCACCTTGTGATTCTTTTTCTTGTGCTGAAATCTGCACATAACTCTTTGAAAGATTAATGGAAGTTGCCTTAGTATTATTGAATGATGATGTCATTTGATGATGTTGTTTGTACGATATCGTAATAATCTTTTATGTCACCTATAACCAAGTATCCAATCTCTACAATACCAACAACAGAAGCATCTTCTGCATCTGTATTAGTGCTTGAATTTTGACCATAGACTATGTATCTGTATCTTCCAGATTGTGTTATTCCAACAGTTGTGATAGTCAAATTACTATAATTGCTTCCATCAGAAACAATTGTAGGAACTTGATTTAATTCACTACCAGTTTCACTATTTTCTTCATGAATGATAGATACCATGTAATGCGAAAAATCAGCCAATGTACACCTACCTTCAAACAAGGAAAGATACACTGACTGATTAGAAGTGTTTGGCTGTAAATAAACCATAAGCAAAGATAGTGACTGGTGATGATTTTTCACACCACCAGTCAATATTAAAATTAGTTATCTTCTACTGTAATACCAGCGAAGTTATCAAAAGGAACAGTTGTATAAGACTCCAAACGTGGAGCACGATATTTATCTTCTGAAACAAGTGTTAAGGTATAACCATTTAAGTCACCTTTTGCTGCTCCAGTTGAACCATTACCACCATTCATCAAGCATCCTTCATATGTTCCAATCATCCAAATGTTATCATTTGAATCACGAACAAATACTACCCATCTACCAAATGCAAGTGATTGAAGTTCTTTTTGCTTTACTTGCGAAAGACCTTTCAATGACAATGAAATAGTGCTGGTAAAAAATACAGAACCAGTTTCAATACTTGCAGTTGTTTCTTCTACCCAATTCGCAGTATTTTGATGCGGAACATACTTGAAAATTGTTGCAGTTGGTAAAGCATCCACTGAACCACCAGCATCATAAGTGATTCCAGCAGTTGTGATTGTAGACCAATTACCAAAATAGATTTCTTTTACACCACCGATTGAATCATTACAGCCTTTTCCAAAGCCTCTTGTTATTTCACAACTCATGTTTTTATTTTTTTAATGTGTAAAAAAAAAAGGATGGATGCTTTACCCATCCTTTTTTATATTTCATTCAGAGATTATGGGTTAACATAACCAATTACTACATCACTTGCAACTGCAATTTGTGTTCCTACACGATAACGCATGATTACACGAACATTGTCTGAACCATCATTTGGAGTCATGTCAATCACCATTGCTTCATTCAAGTCAGAAAGCAAATCTGTACCTACAAACAAGTTCTGAACTTCAGAAGCTACCATTGTTGAATCTGGCATTCCAGCACAAACATAGATTTCATATCCATCAATCCAAATTGGAGCATCTGGATTGTTGTTATACAACTGCTGATATCCAAGAGCATTGATTGCTTGACGATAAAATTGCGCTGTCTTTCTGTTGACATACAATTTCACAGTATCTGTCTTTCCAAACAATGCTGCTGGTAGTGTTGCAAGAACTGACTGCATTTGTGCAATTACGTTTGCAGCAGAAGTAGCAGCAGCAAAATCAACATCTGGTGTACCAGACTTTGCATTGTCAATTGTGCGAAGAAGACCAGCGAATGCAGTGTAAGTTGGTGTTGCATTACTTGATGCAGCATCAAAGTTACCTTGCCAGATATTATACTCAATTGCTTCACCAACTTTTGCAGCAACATGTGCTAACATGAAATCGGAAAATTCAACTGGAACAACATCATTGATAAAACCAGCACCAGTATTGTATGCTTCCCAATCTTGTACAAATTGCTTTTTGCAAAGTTCAATATTTGTATCAAGGTCAGTAGTAGTCAATACTGCTTCTGCCAATGTTAGTGAACCACCAGTAGTGAAGTCACAAGTAGCAGAAGTAACAAGTCCACTTGACGAAAGAATCTTGATTACTGCTTTGTATTTTACATTCTCTTTAATGGTCACATATCCCTTAGATAGTGTTTCACCAGAAAGAATTGCTGCTTGTACATATGGCAAAGCCAAAGCACCAGCATAAGTAGACGAACTAATAGTTAATGAAGTTGCCATTTCTTAATTGTTTTTGAATTTAGTGATGATGCTCAATGCAACATCTCGTGTTGTTTTTTTCTTTTGGAACATTTGCGGAACATCTGTATTCTCAACAATCACTTCCTTCTTAACAGAAGTTGCTGCTGGTTTTTTAGATAGTTCAGTCACCTTTGCTTGTGATTTAATCAAGTCAGATTTTGCTGATGCAAGGTCTGTTTTCACAGATGCTAACTCAATTTCTCTTTCTGCAAGTTGACTTTTAATTGAAGTCAATTGTTCATCCATTGCTGCAATAGTTGCTGCTATGTCTGCACTCATTTCTTCTTCTACTGGTGCTGCTTCTTTTACTTCTGTGATAAGACCATCTGCAGTAACAATCACCATTCCACCTTCAAGTGTATGTTCACCATCTGGTGCTGGTGATGGATTACCATCTGCATCAATGACATAAAATTCTGAACCAACAGCAAATGAATCACTTGGTGTTGCCACCATAGTTCCGTCTGTTAGTTTTCCTTCCATTGACATTGTAACTTCTTTCACTTCAGAAAGTTTCACACCTTTAATTTCATGCTTCTTAATCAGAGCATTCAATGTATCTATTACTTTCATATGAATTGATTTATACCAGATAATATAAATCAGAATGCACTTTGGACAAATAATTATTAACAACAAAAAAAATCCCACCTATTACAGATGGGATTCCACTTAACAAAACACTTGACAAATTAGCCAACAACAACATCAGCTACGAAGCGAAGATAAATAATTTTCTACTTCATTAATGAAAGATGATAGGTTTTCTTCTCTTGACATTTCAACACCTATTTCGTTAAGAAATGCTTCAATAGAAAATCCTTTTATTTTTCCTTCTTTGACTTGATTCCAGACTTCATCATTATAAACTTTCACACCAACAAACCATGTACCTACTGGCATGTCAAATCCAAATTCATTTGACTTATCACTATCACCTTCTTTAATCCATGATTCAACAACTGTCAAACCAGTGACAGCAAATGTGTGTTCCACTGTATGGTTATGGTGCAGATTCTTTTCCAGCAATCCATATGCAAGTTTCTCAATTAGTCTTTTAGTGAACTTACCATAGTATGGTGTTCCATCTTCTTCTTCTCTGTAGATTAATTTGTCTGGTATGAGCACTGCTCCATACACCATTCTTCTGTCTTCTTTTACTTCTGCTAATTTCATTTGCTTCTGTTTAGCAAGAGCAATGAAGTCTGCTTCAATAGCTGGATGTTCTACCAGTGATATTGCTGACATTCCCAAGAATCCTTGTTCGTCAATGTCGTATTCTCTGATTTCTTTTTTCATGTTATAATACTGTTTGGTCTTGTATTTTTTGATTTGTTTCTAATGCCGAAGATACATTACTGCTCAACACAAATGCTTGAACTGCTCCAGTTTGTGATGGTCTATTATTCAAGAATGATGTATTCAAAGGATTGAATGATGGTGTTACACTTGTCATTGATGAACCACCAAAAGAACCACCACCACCACCACCAGAAGCAGAACCACCACTACCAGTAGATGTTGATTGAAATTGTGTTTTAGCAATCTTTGCAACATTTGCTAATCCCATTGCAAGTGATATACCAGCCTTCACATAGTTAGCACCAGTTATCGCATCTTGTGGAACTGATAATTGTGCATTCACCGCTTGATAAGTTGACATGATTGCTTGTGCCATTGACAATGCTTTGTTTATCTGAAAAGATTTCCTTGCAGACTTTTCATTTCCTTTTGAGAATGCATCATTCAAAGCCATCAGAGCACCAATAGCATCAGAAGCCATTTGTAATTTCTGCTCTTGTAATTGCTTTTCTGTTGCTAACTTTTTTTCTGATGCTTCTTTATCTTTATCCGCTTGTTCTTTCCTATACTTTTCTTCTATATCAGCAAGGTCTTTTTTCTGCTTATCTGTAAGTTCTTTTTCTTTTTCTGCATTTCCATTTGCTAATTCAAATTGAGCATCATAATCAGCTACCAAAGCATCAATTTCTTTTTGCTTTGCATCAGTAATTAGAAATTGACTTACTGCATAATAGTCTTCTTGCCTTTTTAATCTTGCAGCATTCAATGCAACTTCATCTGCTGCATTCATTGCTTCCAATTCAAGAATCAGATTGTGGATTTCTTCTTGACTTTTAAGGTCTGCTTCTCTTGCTGCTTTATCTTCTGCTGCTGTTTTATCTCTTTTGGCTTTTGATTTGGCTGCATCTTCTGTTCTAAACTTTTCTCTTAATTGTTTTTTCTTTTCTTCATATGCCCAATCCAGTTTATAAATATCTTCTTCATTAGCACCAGCAGCCTCAATCTTTCTGCGCTGGTCTGAATACCATTGAGCAATATTATCTTGTTCAATTTCTCTGGCATTCATTCCAGACTGAACTATGATTTTATCATATTCAAGATTTGCAGCATTCAATATTTGTATTTGCTTCAATGCTTCAATCTCATAATCTACTCTTTGCTGTGCATATTTTTTACGAAGGTCATCAAGGTCTTTTATTTGCTGTTCACTTAATCCGTATGCTTGTCTTTCCATCCACATTAAGTTATCAATCTTATCCTTCGTATCCTTCAAATCTTCCTTCATACTTTTACGCTTCAAGTCTGAAAGTTCCTTTTCATTACCTGCTGCTTCTTGCATACGCAATCTTTCAAGATTATGTCGCTGTTCGTTTGATGCATCTATAGATTTATTTGCAGCATCAACATCATTTCTCTGGTCATCAAGAATCATCTTGATTGCACCACCAATAGCTACAAGCGCAGCAACTAATAAGAATATCGGATTAGTAAGCAATGCTGTACCAAGTGCTTTCAATGCACCACCAAAATCTTTTATACCACTGATAGCACCTTTGAAACTTACATTGCTTACTTGTCCAGCAAGACCTTTTACAGAACTTGTTACACCTTCAAAATCAAGGTTCATCAACCTTTCTTTCAATAAAGAACTGTTGTTTTTTAATCTTTCAAATGCACTACCAGCATTCGCATTCATTGCTTCTGCTGCATCATTCACTTGGTCTTTCAATTCACCAGCCTTGTCAGCCAGTTCTTGGAAAGCAGCAGAATTTGGATTCATCGTAGCAAGTTCTTGCTTCAATTTTCGCAATTCTGCTGTCAACGAAATAACACTTCCCGTCGCTGTATTTGGACTTGATTCTGCCATTACAATACTATTTTATATATAATATAACCAATCAAGATTATTGAGCAAATCTTGCCGCCCCATTTTATGAAATTGAATAACTTAATATTCTTTATGTGATATTGTCCAGCATAAATATTATATGAATGCGTTTCACCAACAATACCAATTTTGTCCAATTCAACTATTTCTTTCAAGTCATCATGGATTGAATTTAGATTTATCATTTGATTTGTGTATATTTTAGAACACCACTTATCTCAACAGTGTATGGATAACCACTACCACCAGTCATTCCGATTGATAACCTATGCTTTGATGTATCACTAATTACATCAATGGAAGCACCAAGTGTATTCAAACTTCCTACTTGTGTGATAGTAGTTACTGCACTGGCTGCTGCTGTTGTATCTTTATAAATGTGAAATGCAAATAATGCACTTTGCTTTGTTGATGCATTTTGCGACATTACAATTGAAAGTTCGCAAAGCCACATAGCACCATCATCAAGATTTAATCTATCAACACCATTCAATTTTATTTCGATTTTTGAACCACTGGCAGAATATGAACCAGCACCAGAAAAAATCAATAATCCACCTTGTGACTTTCCAGCAATGTTTGCATTTGATAAATGGAATCCTTTTTCTTTTACAATAGCACCATCACCAAGAACTAATGAACCATTAGCTGATGATTTTACAATGTTTCTGTTTCCAATAACTTGTGTAATATCATTTCCACTTTCAACTATGTTTGCTGTTCCGCGAACAATTGGTTTGTTCACTGCAACAAATGATTCATTTGATATCTGTGATGGTCTTCCATTGTTTCCAAATGCATAACACTTTTCACTTTCTGGATTCCAAGTATATCCATATAATTCACAACATGATTTTGAACCAGCAAGATTAGTGTAAACACCATCAGTAAACATTATCTGACCATTAGCCAGTGATACATATGGAGTATATGCACATGCTTCTGGTATTGAAATAATCTTTGCCAACTTACACTTCACACTTGTCTTTTTACCTACATTGAAATCACTTATTTCAAGCAATCTCCAGTAGCTATCTTTCACAAAGATTACATCACTAAATTGTATTGCAATGAAATCAGATGGTGATAGTTCAAAGTATGATTCCATAATCCTTGATTCATCACTGTACAATTCATTATAGTATCTTCTCCAGTAAAGATTCCACATGTTGTTCACTGGATGTGCAAGATAATTTTGGAGATATGTTTCTGGAGCAAAGTTTAAATCAAATGAAGCAACATCTGGAATTGATGTGCTGCTATGACTGAAATGTGATATTGATTTAAATTCACCTACTTCATCCACTTCATTGTACACTGCTATTGATGGTTCAAGTTCTGTCACATACAGCATTCTTGCACCAGCATTTACAAATGCTCCTTGACTATCAACAAACTTTGGAATAGGTAGATTAGTATTTGCAACTTCGTTTAATGGTGTGCTTGATAATTGCAATTCAATACCATCTTGTCCAGTTGCAAAATCATTGTTGGTTTGATACAATTCATAATCACCATAAATTCTTTTCCCAGCAGTTACAAATAGCTGTGACAAGTATTCGTTTCCAGCCTTATATGACCATCTAAATGTTTTCTTTTGTTCATCTGTTGGTGCATACAATACAATGTCCTTTTCCAAGTCTTGCTTCTTTGTCCAGTCTACACTTGCACCACTGCTTAAGTATGATTCCATTGTCTCAATCACAATGTGTGTTGGATTGTTTTCATCTGGTATTAATACAAGATTGTGCAACTTAATGATGTCACGAATCAAATCAACTTGTGCGTAATCTGGTGCATTCTTTGGTGCATTAAATTCACCACCTTGCAAGATGATTCCGCTTGATGTAGATATTAATGAAAAGCCAGTGCCATAATACAAGTCATGGTCAGAAAATATTTCTAAAACATCAAGTTCATTAACATAATAATAGTCAATCAATGTAAACATCATCTCAACTCTTTGTCCATATGCAAGAGTTAATGTTGGTGTAAAATAGTTTTCAGTATAGTTTCCATGCTCAACACCTTCTGCTGTCCATAGTATCTCATTTGTATCTACATCTCTAATAAATACAGTGAATGAATTGTATCCTTGATACAGTGTTTCAGTCCAGTCTGCAATAGCAATATTTACCTTCACTCCAAATTGATATGCTGATGCATATGGTGCTGTGAATACAAAGTTTGCATCTACATTACCACCATTATCTGCATACTCGACCATTGATATTGATGTCAAGTTATAACCAGTGCCAGATGATAAAGTACCACCATCATCAGATGCTAAACTGAAATATGCTGTTTCTGGTGTTTCAGTTGTGAGCACATCTTTACTAACTACAAATGGAATGAAATAACTTCCCATTACACCATCTATTGATGATGTTTCATATGTGAAACCAGCATCAGCAAATACTTGGTCAAACAAATATTGTACTTGCACAAATGGTGTTAAGTCACCAACATATAAAGGATTTTGTGTTGATGCAATTGGTCTTCCACCAGCATCCCAATCAGTTGGATTCTCTGACCATTTCTGTCCTCTGTCTGTTAATCCATAAAGCACCACATTACTTTCAAATGGACTTGGAACATTCTCAAAAATCATTTCATGATTTAGATTAGGCAAGTCTGTAAGTTCAGATATTTTTTTAGTACCAATAGCAGAAATCAAATTGGGAAACATCGAAAAAAAAACTATTTCAATCTCATGCCAGTTGTCTCCTTTGCTGTACACTTTTTTTACTTGGACATATCCAGTTGCTACTGGTATTGTATCATCTGTGATTCGTGCATTTATTTTTCTTTTGAAAGAGAATTCAGTTTCATTTGGATTCCAAATATTTGAAAAGAATTGTGCATTTCTTTTTGTTACTGGTATTCTAAAATCTCTGGAGAATCCACCTCTTGCTGCGAAGTCAGTGATGTTTGAAAATAACTTTGTGAGATAAATACTTTCCGCTTCAATCAAATCAAGAATGAATGGATTGTTGTCATCATCATATACTGTTAGATGTATCATAGGTCTTCATTTGAATATCTTACACGAATAGTCAAGTTGTAAACTTTACCATCTCTTGTTCTTCGCTCTGTATAATTATTTTCTTCTATCACCACTGGCAGTATTGTTTGGTCATCATTTATGATGTACACATCATTGCTGCGAATCAGATTCTTTAATAATGCAAATTCATTCTCTTTGATATAATCACTTGCCATAGAGATGTATGTTCTTGTCTCAACATTTCCTTCCATCAATCCTCTATCAGCAGTATCATATCCAAATCCACCACTTGCACTTGAATAATTACCTACTACTCTTTGTACTCTTTTCCTTTCAACTTCAATTGACTGTTCATTCTTTTTAGAGAAATTGAAATAGTCATAACCACCACTAACTGGACTCCACCATGCTACACGAATATTTTCATATATGCAATCTATTTCTTCTGGATAGAAAACATATTCAGCACTTAGTTGTGTTGCTCCAGTGCTATTGACAACTGTGATAGAATAGTATCTGAAGTTTGGATAATCATTTGGATTGATTAATGATGTTGTTCCTTCAAGTGATTTTGGATACGCTGGTATTTTTACAATGCCATTTCCACCAATAGCTTCTGTTGCAAATATATTTCCACCACCACTTGGAACTAACTTCATTCTTACATAAGTGTTAGTTGACAATCCACTATCCTTTGCACTTAAAGCATCAGCATAATCTGTTACATAGTACAAGTATCCACCATCAAGATTTGTGTTTCTTATTGGAATAAATACGCGCGAAGAACTTGCACTTAATCCACTGGGCATTACTCTTGGAATATGTGTTCCACTATTCCTATCACCCATCAGTAATTTTGTTACACCATCAAGTCCATATCTGTTATCTGGATTAGGTCTGTATCCATCCATGTGAGAATAAGAACATGAAATAAAATAGTGGTAATTAGTTTCTGCTGTTTCAGAATCTTCAGTGAATACACCATCAACAATGTATCCTTCCATCACCACAATCTTATACAAGTACACTGGATAAGTGCTGCTCTGAAAATCAACAGATGGTTCAACATCTTCTAATTCCAACTTGGTTTCTATCCTATGCTTTACAATAGTAGACAAGTCAAATATTCCTTGTGGTGTTGCTTCTGGAGTAGGCACAACATACACAGTAGATATCAAGTTAGTTGTGCCTTCATATATTTTAAAAACAAATCTGAATCCATTATTAGCAACATTTGTTGATGTTGTTCTATAGATTAATTTCTGACCAGATTTTGTGAAAGAGTATGGTTTCTCTTGTATTGTTACAGCCATCCTTCATTGATTTTTCTTACCACATATTTTTCTATCATTCTTGAAACATCTGCTCCCCTAATCCTTAATTCTTCATCTATTGCTTCTTGCCAGTAATAAATTCCCTTGAATCCATCCTTTGCTATTTTTCTTCCAATCACAAATGCTAATCCACTTCTCCACTTATCTATATCATTCACTCGAATGAATTTACCACTTGCATCTCTTGGTTTTAATCCTTTCTTTGTTATCCACTGAATCAATTTATCTGGTGGTGGAAATCCTTTGTCTGGTCTTCTGCCTTGTTCAATTACATCTGCATATTGTTGCGCTCCTTTCGAATAGAATTTCATCTCTGGAACACCACCTCTATCTATTAATCTGTACCTTAATGAATCTCGTAGTCTTCCAGTAGTGTTAGTTGCACTTGTGTAGTTTCCGCGAACACCTTTCCTATTTCTTTTCTTCATCAAGTTACTCTTTGCCTTCACCACAATTGATGCAGCAATATCACTTAACAATGCTTCAAGTTCGTCATCAATTTCCATTTTCTTATTCTGTTGAATTCAATTCATCTGTAAGAACAGAAATATATTCTGTAAATTCTTCTGCTCTAATAACTGCCGCATTGAATTGAACATTAGTTAAATCAGTTACAACGTGATTAATAGCAGGTTCAATACCTCCACACATACGTTTAGCAGTAACTCTATTTACAATTATAGAATCATCTATTGTGATTTGATATTCCGCATCAACACAACTTTGATATGTACAAAGATTTGATAGATTGCCATTTGGCAAATTGAATGTGCTAATTAATTTTATATATTTCATATTACACCACCTTTACAAGTTATTCCAACATAATCAACAGTTGCTTGAATTGAAGTGAGACCAGCTAATTTATTTACACCAATAACTGGTGCACCAGCATAGTTGTTTGATACTCTCACAAATCTACTTGAAACAGCATAAGTCATTCCACCATCTGCTGAATAGAAGAAAACACAATCACCTAAATTATTTGGATGATATGTACCAAGCACAACAGCATTTGTTGTTACTGCTAAAGAAGTTGTTGTATCAGTAATTAATGTACCAGCAGTATTTGAAGAATAGTTTCTCCAAAATGAATTTGCAAAAGAAGCATACCATGTCATACTACCAGTTACAGAAAGACCAGTTGTATTAGAACTACTGCTTATGCCAACACCAAAAATAAAATCTTGTGCTGCTGTTGGTAACTGCTCTAATCTTATTCTTGATACAACACAATATTTAGAAAATGAACCAGCACTTGTAAAAAATCCACTTCTTCCCATTGCCTTTAACGTTCCGCTATTATTAGCAACAGTACCTGTGGAGAATGTTATTGTGCCTAATCCATTAAGGATTTGATTATCATTTCTAATAAAAGCACCAGTTCCACTTGCAATACCAATACCAGTTTCACCAAAGTAAGTAGTAGGAGAAGCAGCATTAGGAGCACCAAGCATATCATCAAATGCCATGTGACCATTATTTGAATCAGAAGAAAGAACACCCCAATCAGTTCCGTTGTGAAGTAATGTTATCTGTTCACTTGGAAATAAGAAGTAAGCACTCCTTCCTTGAAATCTCATTCTGTTTGCAGCACTTGAATTGGTGCTGTTCTTTTCCAGAATCATTAAATTATCTGATGAACTATTTAGAATTGTAACCATACGACCAGCATAACCACCAGCTATTCCACTGTAAACTTGAATCTTGTCTGTATAGTTTGCATTTATGCTAATCACCTTTTCATCATCCCATCCAGTAGGTGCATAATTATCATATCGTGCAGATGTTTCCGTTAACGAAAGAACACCCCAATCTGCTGAAGGAATATTTTGATTTTCCCACAAGCCAGAAGTTGAATTGTAAATTAATCCTTGATTGTTTGTAGGACTTGAAACAGTTACACCATGCAATTCATTTAACTCATATCCATTCTGGATTGCAAGTACAATCCTTCCTAAAGTTGGATGTGCTCTTGCTATGTATCCAATGAAGACAGTGTGATTTGGTTCTGCTGGTGGTGTTGCTGTGAATGCACCAGCAGTTGTTGCACTTAACCATACAGCATCACCAGCAGTAAATGCAGATGTATTCAAGTTGTGAAGTGTACCACTGACAGCAACTTGTCCATCACTATTATTTGTGATATCAGCTACTACTATTCCAATTGTCTTGCTTGATGTTGCTTCTGTATTTGCTTGTGCAAGAACAGCATTTGGTCTGTTGCCAGTAGCACCAGAAAGATAAACTACTTGTCCTTTTGTTAGTGTAACACCAGTTGAATTGCGAACAACTATCTGAATTGTTTCAGCACTATCAACTATACCATCATTGTCTGTATCGTATGTTGATTTGAACATGTCACCGAATCCAGACAAGTCTGGTTTGTTCAATATTTCTTTTGATCCACTTGTAGCATTCCAATCAGAATAGGTTTCAACTTCCCATACTGCAGCACTTTCAGTATTGTCAGTGCACACATAGATATCACCATTGTCTAATACCCATCTGGAAGTAACATAATATCCTTTTGTGATATCATCATTCGCTGTTGGTACAATATTAAATTTATAATTCACTTCACGAATGCTGTCACCGTTTCCATTCATCACATATTGACTTCCAGCTTCCCATTTAAGTTCATAACCAACACCACAGATTTGAGCAATACCTTTGTAACCACCAGTATCAGCATCAATTGTTCCTTCACGAAGTCTTGAACCATTGTCCAATAACACACCACCACCAGCACCAAATTTCACTTCTGCTGCATCTATTAATTCAATGTCATTTGTTGTAGTATTTCCAACATCAGTTACATCTTGAAGTGAACCACCACCAGCACTTCCATTAAATACTATTTCAATTTTATTGCCATTAACAGTTGCTATGAAGTCATCACTAAAATCAAGAAATGAAGTGTATCCAACAAAGTCACCATCATTGTACACACCAATCTTTGTAAGTACACCACCACCTACTTCTGGATTGTCAGAAATATTTGGTGAATAGTCTGCTGGTATATCACATGCTGACCAATCATATGGTAATCTTAAAGTGAAATCAAGTTGCACACCAGTTAACCGATGCATAAATTCTTCTGCAAATGGAAGTATGGATGCTCTTTGGTCTACTATTTCTGCATCATCACCAAATAATATTTGCCCATTCTGAACTTCAGAAATCAGATGCAGTGCAATCCTATTCATGTCACTGATGATTTCCTTCTGGTGCTCTGTCTTATCTTCCTTATCTCTTCCAATGTCAGCAAATCTAACAGACAATTGATAATCCAGAATCCCTTCACTTGGTGATATCTCATTGCATATTACATGCATCAATGGATACATTGGTTCTTTATCCAAATCTGCTGCATCAATTTGTCCATGATAGAATTTCTTTAATATGAAATGCCCATCTGCAAATTGTCTCAATCTTTCAATGACTGTTCTATAGCTGTTTAACATTCGATGCGTTTTTAAGGTGAAGTCTGTATGTGTAGTAATACATAAGTTCTTCTATTGGATAATATATGAGTGACTTAAATTTGACCAAATCATTCTCTGATATGTCCATGAAGAAATAATACCAGCCAAAAATATCAGAAATGCTTTTTACTGTGGACTGCTCAAGTTCGTTATCGTTTCCATCACTTGATTCATCTGACTGTCTAAATACATTTGGGAATTGTTCTGTAAGTCTTTTCGTATAATCGAAAAAAAAAGCAGCACACCATTCACAACATCCATTGTCAACTTCATCATGTGCTCTTCATTCTTCAGATGCTTTGCACTGTCATACACTTCTATATCATAAGTATCACCATGAACTGCACTGATTGGTCTGTAAAGGATGCAAAGAACTTTGGCAATATCTTGTTTGATATTCTCATTGTTTGTGAAGTGCATCAAGTCAGCAAATGCTCCACCAGTTAACTTTCTTTTGAAGTCTGGAATCAATCCAAAGTCTGTTCCATTTAATGTAAATCTATTCTTGAATACAGCACCATGACCATTCATTGCTTTTTCAAATAGGTCAAATTCCAGATTGATTTCTTCCAGTGCTGTATCTCTTGCTTGTTCATATGACTTACCACTGATAGCTTGATACTTCATGATGTCATTAGTTGCTGAATGCCATCCTATGTATTCACCAACAGTTATATCTGATAATTGTAGTTCAGTATTAATCATATCTTATCACTTATAGTTATCTGCACTGGAGCAATGTTAGTATCTATTTCTTGACGTTCAATGTATCCTCTTTTTTTGCCTTTTGTCTTCAAGAAAAAAATAGTTGATGATACTTCACCATTGCTAATCTGTTTATGAAGTTGTGATTCTGCAAAGTCCAGTGCAATGTCTTCAATTGATTTCACTGAAGTTGAATAGTCTTCATCTTCACGCATCCATCTGTAATGAGTTTCTCTGGCAATACCAACTGCTTTACATGCAGAAGTAACAATGCCTAAAGATTTCTCCAGAGCATTAATCATTGCCTTTTTATTTATGTCACTATTTGTCATAGACTTAACTTATTTCAGTTTGTTTTCTTTTAGTTTTTCAATTATGAATCCACCGATGTACAAACCTTTATCTTTCCACAACTGAATTAACTTTTGCGCTTCTTTCAAGTGCTCTGGTTCAAATTCAATTGATATTGTTTTTTTAGAATCACTGCTGCTTTCTGAATCAGTATCAGCAATATCATCATCAATGATTGGATAATCATCATCTGATGGTTCAGTCCATACATCCAATGCCCATTCGTTAAGTTCACCAGAATCAAATTCATTTGCAAGAATATCCCAATCCCACTGACCAAATGATATATTGTCTTTGATGATAAATTCTTTTTGTTGCTCTGGTGTTAGTTCAGATGCCATGATAATATGCACCTTTTTCAATCCAGCATCCTTTGATGCTCTTAATCTCATGTTACCACCAAGCACCATCATATTTTCATCTACTACAATAGGGCGCAATTTAAGCATCTCTGGAAAGTCTTTGATAGATTGCACCAACTTGGTGAACTTATCATCTTTAATGATACGCGGATTGCTTGTATTGGGTTTTATATCACCAATCTTGACTTCAATTATGTTCATGGAAATCAATTGTTAGATTTAGCTTTACATCATCACCATCTGTGATTATGTTTTTGTTCATGCGGAATAGGAATGTTTTCTTCTTAGTTCCTTTTTCAGTCATTGAGTATTCAATATAGTTTGCTCCAATAGACTTGTGCAATCTTTTGCGAACAAATGCAGCCAGTTGTTTTTCTGATTTGAAAAAAACATTCTTTGCTTTTAATACTTTGACCAGTGTAGAGTATTCAAGTTGTGCAACAGTTTGAATTATCTCATTAGTCTTTGATTCACTTATTATATCTGTATCCATAATCTTATACTTTAAGTTGTATTCCCGAACTAAAAGAGCATACGACATCCTTAACTGCTGGTCACAGATGCTTATGCTCCTTTGATTTCTAACTTATACTTTTAAGAGTATCCGTCACCATCAGAGATGTTGCTCAATCGTATAGGTGGCAACACTTGGATTCTACTTCAAGATGCTCTATACGCACCTATTGACTTTTGGCTTCATCCTTTATACTACCAATGCACTTTGTCAATTTCCCACAGTAATGCTTTTATTTCAAGTTCCGCTGTTGTCATTCGCCCGACCAGAACTGATGCAAATATTGACTTGATATTTTAAAATACACAATTTAATTGCCAACATTCCAAACAGAAATTGTTAGAAACAAAAAAGCAGTCCTACGTTTAAGACTGCTGAATTGTAAAATTAATAAATAAACTGCGAAGTAGGAATGCCTATCTACTTCCAAAAGATTGAAGATTCAAATATAGTCTATCCTACATCTGACTTCAATTTTGTTAGCAAATCTTTCACGCATGGTGCACAATTGGAGACTGGTAACTTATGACCAGTAGCAATGAATGCAAGGTCATATAACTTCACCAAATCTTCTCTACTGATATAATCAGTGTTGATGGTTTTTAAGAATGCTCTTGCTTCTTCTTTTTGTTCTGCTGTCATCTCACCTACAGCAGACCATTTACCAACTGAACATTCCACATTTCTGAATGCAGTTTTCACAGTCATGTTGCAGCCACATAACTTGTGTTTCTTTTTCTTGAAAGTTACAGTGCCACCGATTACTGGTGTACCACACCATGTTCCTTTGGCGAACTTTTGAGCAAACTTACAATCCTTGCAAATTGCTCTTCTCTCTTCAATGATTTCTTTCGATGCGAACCACATATTTTTTGATTTTAGATTTGATATGATTGATGTATTTATACATGTACTCAACATTGACTCCAGCAATTCCGCTCCAATATTCATAGCTGAAATCTGGCTGCAAGTATTCTTCAAATATTATTCTCTCGTGCTCTGGAAGTCTACTGATGGCAATATCAACATTCTCTATTCTGATTCTATCATGAAATGTTACATGCTGAATTGTTTCAATTTTCTCAACATTCAGTTCAGTAGTGTTCAATTTAAATATCTGTCTGAAGGATGATGTCTTTGAGTACCATCCCAGATACATTGCCCTATGTATGTATGAATGAAGTTCTGATTCCGTCATGCTATCCATCTTATCCTTTGAATGAACCATGCAGTATTCAATTGTATGGTGCAGTAGTTCATCAGCATCAAATTTGTTTCTGGTGATTTTAAGAGCACACTGGTGCAATGATGAATAGATGATGGTTATATTACTCATTCATGTACGATTGATTGCCTTATGATGGTTATATTAGTCATTTAATGATTCATCATGTTGTTTCATCTTTCGTGAAATGATTTGCATTGTTTCATCTTTTGTGCAAAGTTAGTCATTCATGTACCATTGTATCAATGATAATGCTTCTGGTGTTCCTTTGCATACCTTCGCATAATAACCATTATCACATAACTTCTTTATCCATTCCTTCTGTGATGCTTGTGCTGTACCTTTAGTTGTCTTCAGTTCAATTGCTAATCCATGATAACCTTTCCTTGATTCATAGATGAACAAGTCTGGGAATCCTTTTACATATCCAGTGCGCTTCATTTTTATTGCTTGTTTGATGCTGGTTCTTACACCACCAGCAGATGCACAATAAAGAGCATTTGGATATTGGTATTTGAGATAGTTAACTACTGCTATTTGTACAAATTCTTCTGTCATTTTAGCACAAATCTAAATATTTTTCTTTTTGATTTTCAATCAGTTACAAATTATTTTGCATTACCATTTGTTTTTTTGGAAACAATGTATATATATTTGCCCATGCTTTTGAAAATCAGCACAACAAATATAGAAAGAAACACAACAACAATTTAAACAACAACAACACAATGAAAAACAACAGCACCATTCGCGCAATCAACATCTTGAAACAAGCAACTGATTTTGGTTTTGAAATTAAGATAACCAATTCACTTGAAGACATTCTTATTGCAGCAGAGCAGTATCTAATTGAATGCGGAAATGATTTTTCAGAAGAAGTTCAATTAACTGTTCATGGCGCAAGTCAATCATTTAGTTATTCTGATGGACTTGGATACGAAAAAACAGTTACTGGTGAAATCATAGGTCGTGACAGCTATAGAAAAGCAGATAATATTCGTAAAAGAAATGAATCAATTGAACATGTAGTAGATACTATAGTTAACACTGAAGGTCGTGTAGTAGAATTATACGTTAATATCTAAATAGAAACAATAACAAGTTAAAAAACAACAACATGAAAACAGAATTAGAAATGGCTGCATGGTCAGCATTCAAAAGTCAAGTAGGAATCAATCCAAAGAACTTTGGTTATGTCGTATACGGCAGAAGTGACGGAACAACTAATCATACTATTCATGGCAATGTTGATTCAGTATCTTCTGAATATAATAGTATGCTTTTGGAAGTCATTACAGCAGCAACAATCTATTCAAAATACAGAAGGTATACACCATCAGAAAGATTTGCTTTTATTGCTGCATTTGTATCCAGAGATGGTGAACACCAATTGACAAATGCCATCATGCTTAATTCAATTACAATCAATCCAGAATCATGAGCACAACAGAAAGCATAGACATGAAGTTCATTGACAAAAAGAACATGCAGATTATCATGGAGCAGATAAGAAGTCTGCTTTTGGAAGCACAAGAAATAGATGAAACTGTCTGGCTAATTGAAGAATCATTTGAATACAATGGATGGATAGTAACATTTACAGCAGCCATTACAGATACTAAACAGTCACACATATTTACAATTGAAAGTCTAATATTTGAACCAATCACATCAGCACTTTGCGAAGAGATTTTTATAAATTAATCAACATAAAACAATTTACAATGTCAAAAGAAAATAACAACACAAAACTGAAATCTAAATATGATTTCTTTGATAAACTGGTAGAACCAGTTCGAACACAAGCTATGGAAAATACTGAAGAAGTTGATTTAATTACTCCTTTTCATTTCGATGATGAAAGTATTACTTCAATTCTTCGTCAATCATTCTCATTTGCACATACTCCAGAAGGTCGCAAATATTGGATTGAAATCCATAATTCTTTAAGAGATGGTGAAGATAAATATCTGGCAAAACCAAAATTGCAGTTGAAAGAAGGAGACAAGATAGTGCTCAAATCAGATTTAATTCCAGTGCAGAAATACAATGATGTGTTGTGGGTAGAAATAATGAATGCACCATCATTAACAGTAGAATATGTTTCTGCACATAATGATACATTTCTTGTGTGTGAAAATCAAATGCTTTATGGAATCGATATGGTAAGTCACATTATCAATGATGACGTTATCACTGACAAATTAAAGCACAATGAAATTGAATTTGAGAATCAAGATTCCAGAATAGATTATTATGCTGGTATTGCTTTAAGTCAACTAATGATGACATCACTTGACATCATGTCTACTGAAGAAATATGCAGCAAAGCTGTTGCCATTGCACAAGGAATGATTAACCAATTAAACAAAAAATAAGATGGATAATACACTACACTTAAATTCAAGCCTATATGACATTGCAACAATAAAAGATAATGCAATAGATGGTACGATGAATGCGATTGAAGCATATGTGCAATTGAAGAAATTAGAAAAGGTGATTAAAGAATCAATTGATAAAGTGCAAGAACTTGCAATTGATGAAGGATTAAAATACAATCAGAAATCATTTGTTGCCTATGGAGCAACAGTTGAAATGAAATCAGCACCATCCAGATGGGATTATTCAAAGTGTATGCAAGTACAGCATCTGTCTGCTAAATTGAAGACCATGCAAGAACTTTCACAACTGGCAGTTAATTCAACTATGTATGATGAAGATGGTCTGCAGATTGAACCAGCAACAAAAATAGAAGGAAAGCAATCAATAGCTATTACACTTGAAAAAAACAAATCATAATATCTCTCTGGATGAATGGGATGCAAGAGATATACAGTTAGCAGAAAAGTTTACTATTTACAATAATCAATTAAATCAAAACAACATGAATCAGAAAAAAGGAATCTATGCTGGTGGACAGCAAAAAGAACGTGAAGTAATTGCACAAGGAACACATGTAGCAACTTGCTATTCAGTAATCGAAATCGGCACTTGCAAGAGCACTTTTGAAGGTGAAGAAAAACGATTGAAGAAAGTTAGAATCACATTTGAATTGCCAAACATGATGCGAATATTTGACGCAATCAAAGGTGAGCAGCCAATGGTGATTAGCAATGAATATACTTTATCAATGTCTGACAATGCTAATCTTAGAAAGTTCATTAGTGGGATGATTGGAAGAGAAATCATTGGTCGTGAAGCATATGATTTTGACATTACTAATTTGATTGGGATGTCATGTCTACTGAACATTGTGCACAAGAATGTTGGTGATACAACATATGCTAACATCCACAATGCATCACCATTAATTATGGGAATGGAAGCACCAGTGCAAATCAATCCATCACAATGCTTGATGTATTCCAACTTTGATTTTGATGTATACAATAAGTTGCCAAAGTTCTTGCAAGAAAAGATTTCTGTAACACCAGAATGGAATGCACTCCAAGATTATCTTGCATACAAGTCAAAAGAAGAAGCAGCAGTTTCAGATATCAGAAACAAAGATGTATCTATTGCAGCATCTGAACCAACACAAATTGAAGAAGATGACTTACCATTCTAAATGGAAGACATTTGTCAAGAAGAATTTCAAGAATGCAGCATCATTTGCTGCACTTCTTGGAATACATCGCAATACGGCAAATCTCTACATAAAAAAACCAAGCAAATTATCTGTAGACCAGATAGTAGTTATTGCTTATCACACAAAAACAGACATAACACAAATTGTAAAAATAACAACAGAACATGAGTATAGATACAGTATTCATCAAGCAACTTCTACCAATGGTGAAGGAAGACAAGATTGAGGAATTTGTTCGTGCATTCACAAAAATGCCATTGGAAACAAACAAAGCAATCAAAGAAGCAGAAGTATTACGCATCTATGGATTGATAATGGAATGGGCAATGATATACTTTGGTGTATCTGATAGGGATATAAAATCAGCAAGTAGATTACAGCCTATTGTATTCATCAGACAAGTAGCTATTTACGCACTGCACAATCATTTCAATGGTGTTATATCATTGGAGAAGATTGGATTGATTTTTAATAGAGACCATTCAACAATCATCTATGCAAATAGAAAATGCAAAAATGCTATCTATGATAAAAAGATTGCTTCATTCTTACTTTCCTTGAATGAGTATTTTCACGAACGTAAAATCTATTCACTGGATGAAATTTGCAAACCACTAATAAAATAAACACATGAACAAAGCGGAACAATTCTTCTACAAGAATGCAACACCAACAACAGATGATTTGATTTCACCAGATGAATGCATAAGACTTCTGGAATTGTATGTCAAAGAAAAGACAGTATTCACACCACCAGCAAAAGAAGAAGTCATGCAGTATTTCAAATCAAAAACTGATGGATGTGATGATGATGCAGAAAGGTTTGCATCTAAGTTCATAGCACACTATGAATTAAAGGACTGGAAGTATGGAAACAAGAAGATGAAGGATTGGAAAAGAGCAGCAGTTGCAGCATGGGATATGAGCAAATTTGTAACTATTAAATCATTAAGCAATGGACAATTTGGAAAAGGTACATCCAGACAAGGACTTGAAAACATCCTTGCACAATTTGACAAAGGTCAGCAATGTTGATTACAGAAAAATAATTGCAGCAAAGGAATCATCTGAACTGATTACTCTTGTATCTGGAAAGGAATTTGCGTATGTATTCTTTGCACAACTGGTATTTCATGGTATTCCACAGCCAGAAATGATTGAACCAATTCAACAGATGCATTCTTTTATTTCAGATAATTTTAGCTGGTGCACAGTTGCAGACTTCAAACTTGCATTTGAATTTAATGCTGCTGGAAAATTATCAAACAAACTAAATGCTTTCAAATCATTTGATGCAACATATGTTGGTAGTGTACTTGATGAATATTATAAGATGCGAATGGAAGCAATGAAGAAATGGAATGATGTAAATGTTAACTACATTGAACCATCACATCAACTTGCATCATCAACAACTTATGATGAAAAGCAAATGTTCATGACATCATTAAATACAGACATTGAAAAAGCAAGAAAAGGAAATTACATGACTGCATCATTGCTTGGTTCTGTTTGGTTTGACAATCTGTACAAACATCAATTGGTGACAGATGACTTCTGGACTGATTTAGAATGGTCAAATTTCAAATCAATTGCAAAAAAGAACATTGTGCATGAGAAGGAATTGACAAGGACTAAATACGCAAAGTTAAAAGACAATCCCAGATTGTATGAATTGCACCAGCAAGATGTGAAAAGTGAAATAAAAAAGATAATGTATGTTGACTATCTAAAAAAACAAATAACAAAATGATAAAAGGATTTGAAGAATATACAGCAGTAATAACAAAAGAAGAATCTAAATTGATATCAGCATTCTCCTTTATGTTACAGTTTAGAATTGGTAAATCTGATGCCATCACAAATCAAGAAATCATTGCCAACTTTCTACGAGATGGAATAAAGATTTCACCAGCAAGAATTAGAAAGTTGATTAACTACATTCGTGTTCATAATTTAGTTGAATGTTTATGTGCATCCAGTGATGGATACTATGTTGCACATACTACACAAGAGCTTGATGATTACATTCTGTCTTTGCAGCAAAGAATTTCAGCACAACAACTGGTTCTATCTTCATTGCAAAAACAAAGAAAAAACACTAATGTATATTGCTTATAATACTCATAACATAATCAACAACAACAATGAATGTATTATCACTGTTTGATGGAATGTCCTGTGGACAACAAGCTCTTAAAAGAATAGATATTAAAGTAGATAAATACTATGCTTCTGAAATTGATAAGTATGCAATTTCGATTACACAAAAGAACTATCCGAGCACGATTCAATTAGAATCCGTTGTCAATGTTGATGTTACCAAATTAGAACGAATTGATTTATTGATTGGCGGTTCACCTTGTCAAAGTTTTTCTTTTGCCGGTAAGCGAAAAGGAATGTCCACAAAGGATGAAATTGAGATATTGACATTAAATCAATACCTTGAATTGAAAGAACAGAACTTTGAATTTGAAGGTCAGTCTTATTTATTTTGGGAATATATGAGAATACTAATTGATATCCGAAAAACTAATCCAGATGTAAAGTTTCTTCTTGAAAATGTAATGATGGGCGAAAAGTGGGAAAAGGTTTTAAGTAAAGCAATAGGTGTTAATGCAATTGAGTTTAATAGTTCATTGGTCTCAGCCCAGAATCGCAGACGATTATACTGGACAAATATTGGAATGAAACCAGCAGGACTTTTTGGAGATTTGGAGAGTATTATTGTTCAGCCAAAGGACAAAGGCATTTTGTTAAAAGACATTCTTCAAAGTGAAGTTGATGAAAAGTATTTTTTGAGTGAGAAAATGATTGCTTCGTTTCAAAAACACGATGGAAAGACTTATTGTCTTGATACAGGCAACACTAATGCGGTTGAGATTGTTGCGATGGACTTTAGAACTGATGAAGGATTAAGGATTAGGAACGAAGGCAAAACACCTACTTTGTGCATAAATACACCAGTATATACTAATACTCCTCGCATTCGCAGATTAACACCTACAGAATGTGAAAGGTTACAAACCGTAAAAGACGGATATACTGATGGTGTGAGCGACACCCAACGATATCGAATGTTGGGAAATGGATGGACAGTTGATGTAATAGCACATATATTAAATTATTTAAAGTAATGTACCTTCCTAATTATACTGCCAGACAAGAAGAAGCATTGACTGCTTTATCACCATCATCCAGCATTGAAACAGTGTTGTATGGTGGTGCTGCTGGTGGTGGAAAAACATTTCTTGGATGCTCATGGCAAATCAACAGAAGACTGAAATATCCTAACACGAGAGGAGTAATTGCCAGAGCAGAATTGAAAAGATTACGACAGTCTACAATGGCAACATTCTGGACAATTGCAAACAACATGAAATTGGTAAATGGCATTCATTACACTTACAACATGTCTGACCATATTATCAAGTTCTATAATGGTTCTGAAATAATGCTTCTGGATTTAGCATACAAGCCATCAGATAGTGAGTATACAAGGCTTGGTTCGATTGAGATTACAGACTATTTTGTAGACGAAGCAGCAGAAGTAAGCAAGAAAGCAGTTGACATCCTTGATTCTCGTGTTAGGTATAATCTTATTCATAATGTTCCAAAAGGATTACTATCATGTAATCCAACAAAAGGATGGTTATATTCAGATTATTTTGATGCTGACAGAAAGAATACTATTCGTGAAGATAGATTCTTTATAAAAGCACTGCCATCAGATAACGAATATCTTCCAGAAGCATATCTTGAAAAGCTATCCAGACTTCCAGAAAGAGATAGAAAGAGATTGAAAGAAGGTGATTGGGATTATGATGAAAGCAATGATAGATTATTCTACTATGATGATTTGCTTCGCTGTTTTAGAAATGAAATTATTGGCAACACCATGCACATCACTGCTGACATTGCTGGACTTGGTGATGATAAAACAATCATTGGATTATGGAATGGATGGTCTCTTGTGGATATCTTCATGCTGGAAAAAAAGTATCCAAATGAAGTAGCTGATTTCATTCGTAATTTAGCAAAAGAAAGAAATGTTCGTCTGGCTAATATTGTGGTGGATGCTGATGGATTAGGAATTGGTGTTGTTGGAATACTGAAATGTAGAGCATTCAATAATGGTGGTAGAGCAGTTGACAATGAAACTTACATGAACTTGAAAGCAGAATGCTATTTCAAACTTGGTGAAAAAATAAATGCAAATGGAATCACAATCTGCACAAGCAAGTTCAAAGAAGAAATAATTAAACAGATGGAAGTTGTTCGTGAATCGAATGTAGATAAAGAAAAGAAAAAACAAGTCACCAGCAAAGATGAAATCAAAAAGCAACATGGTTATTCACCAGACTTTGCTGATATGATAATGATGCGTATGTACTTTGACTTGTATCCTAACTATGGAAAGTATGCTATTAGATAATTATTAATTAAAAAAAAACACACAATGATTTTAGACAAAAGTATTACTGGGATTCCACAAGAAATGTGGAATGATTTAAGCAATTTTATAATCAATGGAAGAGTAGTTAATGACTTGCTATTGAACAGAAAACTTGTAAAAGAAACTCTTAAAGTTCCAAATCCAAAATGGGCTGGTAGATATTTAACGCAAACAAAATATGTCTGGAAAGACGGATTTGTTAGTTCATCAAATCAAATTCATTCACCATCTTATTTGCTCAATCTTGTATCAATGTACATCAATGATTATGGTTATGTTGTAACTGGAAAAAATGATAATGGACATTGGCAATTATATCGTTCAGAAATATCATGGCAGTTGCCCGACGGAACAACTCATACAGAGAATGAGAAGTTAATCACTATTGTAGTAGATGGTATGGATGTAATGTTTGATGATGTTGAGAATAAAAATCAATGGTCATTCAACTGGATAGTAAATGGAAAGACAACTGTTCTTGAATATGATGTTTCAGAGATTGCAGAAATTATGAAGGTGAGTGAAGATACAGTTCTTCAAATGCAAAATGATTTTTTTCATGGAGATTATTATGAAGAACAAGACAAATACATCACTAACATTTTTCCATCATTAGAATGGGATGGTAATTTGCTTCGCGGAACATTTTTTGTAAACGAAAAAGAATGGAACACATTCAATTACTCACAACTAAGAACTTGCTATGGTACAGCACAAGGTGATTTCAGAATATCATGGACATTGTACAATGGATGTGAAAGACCAGCTAATGCAATTGATGCTGATTCAACTGGCAACTTTGGTGAGTGCTGGAAGTCTGGTTATCTTACAAAAGAAAATCCAGAATCATTTGTGCTGGATATTAATTCACTTGCTGATATTGACTACACAACTAATGCTCACATCAAGTTTACAATACACTTCTTACCATTGACTGGAAAGGAATTTAGACTGGAGATATATGCTAACTTGAATACAAAGAAAATTAGCCTAAGTCCATTCGCTTAATTAATAGGTGAGCATGATTAAGTTCATGCTCACTTTTTTTAACTTAACACAATGATTGAAAATATAAACAATAGACAACTGGCACTACAATGTGCTACTGAAATAGTTAAAGCACAAATTACATCAGAACAAATTAATTATGATGATGTATTTGAAATGGCAAATCATATGTTTCACTTTCTTGAAGATATTAAATATAAAAAAATAAGCAATGAGAAAAATAAATGAAACACACCTTGTGATATTAGTATCAGTTATCCTATTAACTATTTTCTTCATTCTTCTTTCAAATCGAAAACGTGAAGATTTGTCACCACTTCAAATTGAGATTCAGAAACTGGAGAAGAAACTTGAAAAGCAAGAACGTATGATTCATGATATGCTGATTGAAATAAAAATGCATTCAGATACAGTGTACTTTTATGAACAGAAAAAGCCAATCATCACTAATAATTATTTTGAAAATGAAAAGATTATTCTTACTGCTTCTGATAGCAGCAATGCCAAACTTCGTTTCCGCAATCAACTTGAATTTGAGAGCAGATACTTCAAAGGTAGATACACTCCAGTTAAATAATGACCAATCATTCAATCTATGTTATAACTCACTTGAATACTGGTGGATGTATGCAAAGATTCAAGATTCAATAATCATCCACCAGAAACAAATGATTGAAAAATACATTGTTGTTACTGGTGTACAGTCACAGAAAGAAGAAGATTTGGAAAGCATGTATAACTTGAAGAAGCAAGTAGAGATAGCCT